TTGAATGAGCTGGACCGCAAAACCCTCTGTGCGCTGCCGCATCTGTTCGACATCTGGGCGCTGGACCACCAGCGCCCGCCGCCCGGCGATTGGCGCGCCTGGGTGATCCTGGGTGGCCGCGGTGCCGGCAAGACGCGGGCAGGGGCCGAATGGGTCCGTTCCCTGGCCGAAGGGGCCAGCCCCTATGATCCCGGTACCGCGCGGCGCATCGCACTGGTGGCCGAAACCTATGACCAGGTGCGCGACGTGATGATCCACGGCGACAGCGGAATCCTGGCCTGCTCGCCGCCGGACCGCCGCCCCAAGTGGAAAGCGTCAGAGCGCAAGCTGATCTGGCCCAACGGCGCCGAAGCACAGGCGTTTTCCGCCCACGACCCCGAGGCCCTGCGCGGCCCCCAGTTCGACGCCGCCTGGGCGGATGAGCTGGCCAAGTGGCGCAAAGGCCAGGAGAGCTGGGACATGCTGCAGTTTGCGCTGCGGCTGGGGCAGGACCCCCGCGTCTGCGTCACCACCACGCCCCGCAACGCGCCCGTCCTGAAACGGCTGCTGGCCTCGCCCAGCACCGTCACCACCCACGCTGCGACTGAGGCCAACCGCGCCAACCTCGCGCCGTCCTTCCTGACAGAAGTGCGCGCGCGCTATGCGGGCACCCGGCTGGGCCGGCAGGAACTGGACGGGGTGATGCTCTCGGACATCCAGGGCGCGCTCTGGACCACCGCAGCGCTGGTGGATGCACAGGTGGCTGAGGCACCGCCTCTGGACCGGATTGTGGTTGCCGTCGATCCGGCCGTCAGCGCCGGCAAGAACTCAGACGCCTGCGGCATCGTCGTGGCGGGCGCCGTCACCCAGGGCCCGCCGCAGGACTGGCAGGCCTATGTGCTGGCGGATTGCACCGTGCAGGGCGCCGGCCCGCTCGCCTGGGCGCAGGCGGTGATCGCCACCCGCGACCGCTTTGGCGCCGAACGGGTGGTGGCAGAGGTCAACCAGGGCGGCGCGCTGGTCGAAACCGTGCTGCGCCAGGCCGACCCGCTGGTGCCGTTCCGCGCGCTCCACGCCCGCAAGGGCAAATCCGCCCGCGCCGAACCGGTGGCCGCGCTCTATGAGCAGGGCCGGGTGCATCACCTGCCGGGGCTGGGAGAGCTGGAGGACCAGATGTGCCAGATGACCCCGCAGGGCTACCGCGGCAGCGGCTCGCCCGACCGGGTCGATGCGCTGGTCTGGGCGCTGCATGAGCTGATCATCCAGCCCGCCGCCAACCTGCGCAGGCCGCAGGTCAGGGTGCTGTAGAACCTCTCAACCAACCAACCGCCCGGCGGCACGCCGGGCAGCGCCCGTCCCGCCCCACACCGGGCGGGCGCTTCGCGTCCACCCCGCCGGGACGGGCGCTGCCCTCAGTGTGATGCAACACTGTATTGTTTCCTTTGTATTCGTTTAATTTCAATAGTTTATATTCAGGTGTTGCGTACCCACCGTACGCACCGCTTGCCAAATCTTCAGGCCTTTGGGGCACTAATAATCCTCAGCAAAGGCGCACCAGTCCCAAGGGCCGGCAGCGCCACCTACGAACAACCTGAGGAGCGGACCATGGTCTTTGACCTGCTGCGGCGCAAAACGCCAGACCCCCAGAAATCAGGCCCCCTGAAACCGGGCCCCAATACTCCGGGCCTGGAACAGAAGACCAGCCAGACCGCCCGCGTGGTCTCCTGGCACGGCGCCGGCCGCATCGCCTGGAGCCCGCGCGACACCGTCTCGCTGACCCGCAGCGGCTTTGCCGGCAATCCGGTCACCCACCGGGTGATCCGCCTCATTGCCGAGGCCGCAGCCGCGGTGCCGCTGGTCCTGCAGGACAGCCGCCAGCGCTTTGACACCCACCCCTGGCTGGCGCTGCTGGCCCGTCCCAATCCGGCCCAGACCCAGGCCGAGATGCTGGAGGCGCTCTATGGCCACCTGCTCCTCTCCGGCAACGCCTATATCGAGATGGTCACGGCAGAAGACGCAACCCCTGCAGAACTGCACGTGCTGCGCTCCGACCGGATGAACGTGGTGCCGGGGCCGGACGGCTGGCCTGCGGGTTTTGACTATGTGGTGGGCGGGCGCAAGCACCGCTTCGCCAACGAGCCCGGCAATTCCCCGGTCTGCCATATCAAAAGCTTCCACCCGCAGGACGACCACTACGGCCTCTCACCCCTGCAGTCGGCGGCGATGGCCATTGATGTCCACAACGCCGCCTCCCGCTGGTCCAAGGCGCTGCTGGACAACGCAGCCCGCCCCTCCGGCGCGCTGGTCTGGACCGGATCCGACGGCCAGGGGCAGATGTCCGACGATCAATTCCGTAACCTAAGTGACCAGATCCAAACAAATTTCCAGGGTGCCCAGAATGCCGGCCGTCCGATGGTGCTGGAGGGCGGATTGGACTGGAAACCGATGGGCTTCTCCCCCTCGGACATGGAATTCCAGAAAACCAAGGACACCGCCGCCCGCGAAATTGCGCTGGCCTTCGGGGTGCCGCCGATGCTGATCGGCATCCCCGGCGATGCGACCTATGCCAACTACCAGGAGGCCAACCGCGCCTTCTACCGGCTGACCGTGCTGCCGCTGGTCTCCAAGGTCACCGCTGCGCTGTCCGGCTGGCTCACCGCCTGGACCGGCGAGGCGCTGACGTTGAAGCCCGACCTCGACCAGCTGCCAGCGCTCGCGGCAGAGCGCGAGGCGCAGTGGCGGCGCATCACCTCCGCGGATTTCCTCACACCCGCGGAGAAGCGGCGTCTGCTGGGGTTGCCCACAGAAACCCTGCCCACAGAGCAGACGGAGGGCGGACAGGATGACTGAGCACCCGATGCACGCATTTGATTGTTCACCGGGATTGCGCCTGTCCGCCCATGAGCGGGTGGCCCAGATCCAGAACGACGCCGTGAACCGCCGCCTCGACCGGATCGAGCAGATGATGGAGCGGCTGGAGAAACGCCTCTGGCTCACCGTCTACGGCGTTGCCGCCGTCATCCTGGCGCAGGCCTTCCAATCCTTCCTGACGGTTCAATTGCCGTAAACCCAACGACTTGCGAGGTTCAGATGATGCAGGGATCCCCCCAGCTGGAACATAAATTCGCACGCTTCGGCGAGGATCTCTCGCTGAAGGACGCAACCGAAATCAAGGGCTACGCCAGCCTGTTCGGCCAAACCGACCAGGGCGGCGACGTTGTGCAGCGCGGCGCCTATGCGGCCTCGCTCAAGGCGCTTCGCGATCAGGGCCGCACCGTCAAGATGCTGTGGCAGCACGATCCGCACCAGCCCATCGGCGTCTGGGACGAGGTGCGCGAGGACACCCGCGGGCTTTACGTCAAGGGCCGCATCCTCACCGCCACACCCAAAGGCGCTGAAGCAGCAGCCTTGATCGAGGCTGGCGCCATCGACGGACTCTCGATCGGCTACCGCACCCAGAAAGCCACCCGCGCCCCCGACGGCACCCGCCAGCTCACGCAGGTGGAACTGTGGGAGGTGTCGCTGGTCACCTTCCCGATGCTGCCCGCCGCCCGGGTGGCAGCCAAATCCTCCGCCGATGCGGAAGCACAAGCGCTGCGCGCCCTGGCCGACGGCCTGCGCCAGATCACCCGTGACCTCAGAACAGGACACCAAACATGAGCAACCAAGACCTCCCGGCCCAAACCGGGGACGCAGCGCCCCTGGCGCATGAAGTGAAACAGGCCATGACCGGCTTTCTTCATGAATTCAAGGGGTTTCAGGACGACGTGCAATCAAGGCTGAAACAGGCAGAAGAGCGAGTGACCATGCTGGACCGTAAGACAATCTCTCAGAACCGCCCCCATCTGGCAGCCAGCCAGGACGCGGGCGCCCCGCACCAGAAGGCGTTCAACGCCTACCTGCGCAACGGCGACGACGACGGCCTGCGCGGGCTTGAGCTGGACGGCAAATCCATGTCCACCGCCGTGGGCAGCGACGGCGGCTATCTGGTCGACCCGCAGACCTCCGACACCGTCAAGGCGGTGCTGAACGCCTCCGCCTCGATCCGCGCCGTGGCCTCCGTGGTGCATGTAGAGGCGTCGTCTTATGACGTGCTGATCGACCACAGCGAAATGGGCGCCGGCTGGGCCAATGAAACCGGCCCGTCCACGGAAACCTCCACCGGCAGCATCGACCGCATCTCGATCCCGCTGCACGAACTCAGCGCGCTGCCCAAGGCGTCGCAGCGGCTGCTGGACGACAGCGCCTTTGATATCGAGGGCTGGCTGGCCGGCCGCATCGCCGACAAATTCGCCCGCTCCGAGGCCGACGCCTTCATCAACGGCGACGGCGTCGACAAACCCACCGGCTTCCTCAACTACAACGTCGAGGAAAACGACAGCTGGACCTGGGGCAACATCGGCTACAAGGCCACCGGCGTCGACGGCGAGATCGGCAACGGCGACGCGATCATCGACCTGGTCTATGCGCTGGGGGCGGAATACCGTGCCAACGCCACCTTCATTCTGAACTCCAAGACCGCGGGAATGCTGCGGAAATTGAAAGACGCCGATGGCCGCTTCCTGTGGTCCGACGGCCTGGCCGCGGGCGAGCCTGCGCGCCTGATGGGCTACCCGGTGCTGATTGCCGAGGACATGCCGGACCCGGCCGCCAACAGTTTCCCCATCGCCTTCGGCGACTTCCGCGCCGGCTACACCATTGCCGAACGCCCGGACCTGCGGGTGATGCGCGACCCCTTCAGCGCCAAGCCGCATGTGCTGTTCTACGCGACCAAACGCGTCGGCGGCGACGTCAGCGACTTTGCCGCGATCAAGCTGATGAAATTCGGCCTGAGCTGACCGCTCAGCGCTGATGGCGGACCGGCAGCCCGGTCCGCCGGCTGGTACGCACCCCATATTTCCCTGCCGTCTAGCTGCTCCCCCTCCGTCCGAGCGGCAGGGAACGGTGCGTGCCGGCCGAACCTTAAAAACCGGACAGCAGATCAGGGCCGGCACAAGGGGGAGGCCCGCAGGAGTGAGATGATGATGCTGAGCGAAGTGACCCCCGTGCCCGAGGCCGCCCTGCCGCTGGCCCCCTTCAAGGCGCACCTCCGCCTGGGCACCGGCTTTGGCGAGGACAGCCTGCAGGACGAGGTGCTGATCGGCTTCCTGCGCGCCGCCGTGGCCGCGGTGGAAGGAAGAACCGGCAAGGCACTGATAACACGTGAATTTGAGATCGAGATCCGCCACTGGCGCGACCGTGGCCGGATGGTGTTTCCCATCGCCCCGGTGCAGGCCGTGACAGAGGTGATGATCCGCGGCGCCGCTGGCGCTGAGACGGTGCTGGACCCTGCCGCCTACCAACTGGAGCGCGACAGCCAGCGCCCGGCGCTGTGTCCCGCGGGCAGCCTGCTGCCGCCGATACCGGCCGGCGGTCTGGCCCGGATCACCCTTCAGGCCGGCATGGCCGCGGACTGGGGCGGCTTGCCCGCCGATCTGGGTCAGGCGGTGATGCTGCTGGCCGCGCATTACTACGAATACCGGGCCGACACCGGCCTCCATGGCGGCTGCATGCCCTTTGGCGTCACCAGCCTGATTGAACGTTACCGCACCCTGCGGCTGACATTGGGAGGCCTGGCATGAAGCACCCCCCGAACCTGACCCGCAAACTGGTGCTGGAAGACCCCCAGCGCGCCCCCGACGGCGCCGGCGGCTATGTGGAGACCTGGGTGGCGCTTGGCACCCTCTGGGCTGAGGTGAAATCTCTCAGCGGGCGCCTCAACAGCGACAGCCTGTCTTTGCAGAAATACCGTATCACCCTGCGTGCAAGCCCGGATGGCTTTGCATCCCGCCCGCGTCCGGACCAGCGGTTCCGGGACGAGGACCGCCTCTACCGTATTGATGCAGTTGCGGAAAATGGACCGGACGCCCGCTATCTCACCTGCTTCGCGGTTGCGGAGGTGAGCACATGACCTATGCCATCGCAGGCGGGCTGCAATCCGCCGTCTACACCCATCTGACCGGCGATGCGGACCTCACCGCGCTGGTCGGCAGCGCAATCTACGACGCCATCCCCGCAGGCCCCTTGCCACAGACCTATGTGGCCTTGGGATCAGAGGAGGTGCTGGACCGATCCGACAAGACCGCAGGCGGGGCCGAACATCGGTTCTTTGTCACCGTCACCACTGACATGGCTGGCTTTGCCACCGCCAAATCCGCCGCCGCCGCCGTCTGCGACGCGCTGGTCGGGGCCCAGGTGCCGCTGCCGCGCGGGCAATTGACCGGCCTGTGGTTCGACCGCGCCAAGGCAGAACGGCTCAGCACCGGCGGCAGGCAGATCACCCTGCGGTTCCGTGCGCGGGTGGATGACGTTTGACCCACAACTGCTTCCCGAAACCAATTGAAATACATGGAGAAACCCCATGACAGTTCAAAACGGCAAGGACCTCTTGGTCAAAGTGGACATGAACGGCGCTGGCCTGTTCGAAACCATCGCCGGCCTGCGCGCCACGCGCATTAGCTTCAACGCTGAAAGCGTCGATGTGACCAGCCTCGAAAGCCAGGGCGGCTGGCGCGAGCTGCTGGCCGGCGCCGGTGTGCGCTCCGCCAGCATCTCCGGCTCCGGCATTTTCCGGGATGAGGCGACGGACGAACGCGCCCGGCAGCTGTTCTTTGACGGGCTGACGCCGGAGTTCCAAGTGATCATCCCCGACTTCGGCATCGTGCAGGGGCCGTTCCAGGTCACCGCGCTGGAATATGCCGGCAGCCACAATGGCGAGGCGACCTATGAACTGTCGCTCGCCAGCGCCGGCCAGCTCAGCTTTGCGGCGGTCTGACCGATGGTGAACCCTCATGCAGGCGAGGCGGAATTGCTCGTGAATGGAACGCCTTACGCGCTGAAATTGACGCTGGGCGCGCTGGCAGGGCTCGAGGCCGCGCTGGAGGAAGGCACGCTGGTGGATCTGGTGCAGCGGTTCGAACAGGGCCGGTTTTCCGCCCGCGACGTGCTGGCGCTGCTGGCCGCAGGCCTGCAGGGCGGCGGCCATGATCTCAGCCGCGAGGACCTTGCCGCGGCCACCATTGGCGGCGGCCCGATGCAGGCGGCACGGGTGGCGGCGGAACTGCTGGTGCGCAGCTTTTCCGTGCCCGAGAGCCCATGAGCGCGCTCGACTGGCCCGCGCTGATGCGCGCAGGGATGGCGGGGCTGAAACTGCTGCCGCGCGACTTCTGGCAGCTGACCCCTGCCGAGCTGCGGCTGATGCTGGGCGATCCGACGGCGCCGCAGCCGCTGGGCCGCGACCGGCTGGCAGCCTTAATGGAGGCCTTCCCGGACACCGCCGGCCTGAAGAACAAGGAGACAACGGATGACTGACTCATCTTCGATGGCAGAACTGGAATTGCAGGGCGAGGCTTTGGGCGAAGCCCTGGACGGTGCCTCAGGAATGGCCGCCGCCTTTGCAGAAGTGCTGGGGCGGGTCAAGGAAGGATTCTCTGAGACCGGCCGTGACGCCCAGATCCTGGACCGCAGCCTTTCCAAGGGCTTGCGCCGCGCCTTTGACGGTCTTGTGTTCGACGGCGACAGCCTTTCCGAGGCGATGGAGACGCTGAGGAACAGCATGATCCGCACCACCTATAACGCGGCGATGAAGCCGGTCACCAACCATGTGGGCGGGCTGATTTCCGACGGGTTCGGCAGTCTGATCGGAAACATCCTTCCCTTCGCCAATGGCGCCGCCTTCAGCCAGGGCAAGGTGATGCCCTTTGCCAAGGGCGGCGTTGTCACCAGCCCCACAACCTTCCCGATGCGGGGTGCCACCGGACTGATGGGGGAAGCGGGGCCAGAGGCGATCCTGCCGCTCACACGCGGTGCCGATGGCTCGCTGGGCGTGCGCAGCCAGGGCGGAGGCGCGGTCAGCGTGGTGATGAATGTCTCCACTCCCGACGTCAAAGGCTTTGAACGCAGCCGCAGCCAGATTGCCGCACAGCTGTCGCGCGCGCTGAGCCGCAGCGGACGCAACCGTTAAGGATGGAGGGTAACACCATGAATTTCCACGAAGTCCGCTTTCCCGCCTCGCTCAGCTTTGGTTCCGTCGGGGGCCCCGAGCGGCGCACCGATGTGGTGACGCTGGCCAACGGGTTTGAGGAACGCAACACCCCCTGGGCGCACTCACGCCGCCGCTATGACGCGGGCCTTGGCCTGCGCGCGCTGGAGGATATCGAGGTGCTGATCGCCTTTTTCGAGGCGCGCCAGGGGCAGCTCTACGGGTTCCGCTGGAAGGATTGGAGCGATTACAAATCCGGCCGGCCCAGTGCGGAGGCCGCCTTTGACGATCAGGTGATTGCCACCGGTGACGGCAGCAGCATGACGTTCCAACTCACCAAGACTTACCGGTCGGGTGAATTCACCTATCAGCGCCCGATTGCCAAGCCGGTTGCGGGCACCGTGCGGGTCGGGATCGAGCAGGACGAGCTGCGCGAAGGCGTCGATTACGCGCTGGACACTGCCACCGGCCTCATCACCCTGGCGCACCCGCCGGAGGTCGGCCTCAGCATCAATGCAGGCTTTGAGTTTGATGTGCCGGTGCGGTTCGACACCGCCAGCATTCAGACCAGCGTGTCCTCCTTTCAAGCCGGCGAGGCGCCTGCAGTTCCGGTTGTGGAGGTGCGGGTATGACAAGCCTTTCCAGTGACTTGCGCGACCACCTTCAATCCGGAATCACAACTGTGTGCCGTGCCTGGGCGCTGGAGCGGCGCGACGGAACGGTGCTGGGATTTACCGACCATGACTGCGTGCTGTCCTTTGACGGCATCACGTTCCAGCCCGGCAGCGGGCTGACCGCGCGGGCGGTGCAGCAGGCCACCGGCCTGTCGGTCGACAACACCGAGGCGCTGGGAGTGCTGAGCGACGCTGCGGTGCGCGAGGAGGACATCGAGGCAGGCCGGTTTGACGGCGCGCAGGTGCGCTGCTGGCTGGTCAATTGGCAGGACGTCAGCATGCGGTGGCTGCAGTTCCGAGGCTCCATCGGCGAGATCCGCCGGGCAGGCGGTGCCTTTGAGGCAGAGCTGCGCGGGCTGACCGAAGCGCTGAACCAGCCGCTGGGGCGGATTTACCAGAAGCCCTGCACGGCTGTGCTGGGCAGCAGCACCTGCGGTTTCGATCTGGAAACGCCCGGATATGCCACTGACGTTGCGGTGGCGGAGACCAACCGCAGCGAGGCATTCCGCTGGGACGCCTTGCCGGGGTTTGAGCCCGGCTGGTTTGCCGATGGTCGGCTGACGGTCCTCAGCGGTGCGGCAGAGGGGCTGTGGGCTGCCATCAAGGCGGACCGCAGCGATGCCGAGGGCCGCAGGATTACCCTGTGGGAGCCGGTGCGCGCCGCGGTGCAGCCGGGTGACATGGTCCGGCTGCAGGCCGGCTGCGATAAACGCATGGAGACCTGCCGGCTGAAGTTCAACAACCTTCTGAACTTTCAGGGGTTTCCCGACATTCCGGGCGAAGACTGGGTGATGGCGGTGCCGCGCCAGTCCGGCACCAACACCGGGGGCAGCCGCAGATGAGCCGGGTGGTGGAGGCCGCGCGCGGCTGGATCGGCACGCCCTATGTGCATCAGGCGTCCTGCAAAGGGGCGGGCTGCGATTGCCTGGGGCTGATCCGGGGGCTGTGGCGCGAACTGCTGGGCGCTGAGCCGGAGCTGCCGCCCGCCTACACGATGGACTGGTCCGAACCTCAGGGCGCCGAGGCGCTGTGGCAGGCCGCGGCACGGCATCTAGCGGCGAAGCCGCTGGATGCGGCGGCCCCCGGCGATGTGATCCTGTTCCGGATGCGGGAGGGATCGGTGGCCAAGCATCTGGGGGTGCAGGCTGTCGTTTGTACCAAAGAAATGAGGGCTGCGTCTGCCTGGGCGGGCGCGAATGCGCCTGCTGGGGGGCAGGCAGGCGCAGCCCGGCGGTGCCGCCGGGCGAAACAGGTATGCAGTGTCCCCTCCTTCATCCACGCCTATGCCGGCCACGGGGTTGTCGAAAGCCCGCTGAGCCCGCCCTGGCAGCGCCGCATCGTGGCGCGGTTTCACTTCCCTGGCACGTCCTGACAAAGGAGCTGATCTGATGGCAACCATTCTTCTCTCTGCCGCCGGCGCGGCGATTGGCGGCGCAATTGGCGGCTCGGTCGCGGGGCTGTCCTCAGCCGTCATCGGCAGAGCGGTCGGCGCCACATTAGGACGGCTGATTGACCAGCGCCTGATGGGTTCAGGCGCGGAGCCGGTGGAGACAGGCAAAGTGGACCGTTTCCGCCTGACCCAGGCCAGCGAGGGCGTGCCGGTGGCGCAGGTCTATGGCCGGATGCGGCTGGGCGGTCAGGTGATCTGGTCCTCCCGCTTTCTGGAGACAGTCACTGTCACTCCCGGCAGCGGTGGCGGCGGCAAGGGCAGCCCCCGGCCGCCGCAGCCGCAGGTGACCAGCTACAGTTATTCGGTGTCGCTGGCGGTTGCGCTCTGCGAGGGTGAGGTCGCCAGCATCTCCCGTGTTTGGGCCGATGGCGAGGAAGTGGCACCGAAGGATCTGAACATGACCGTCTACCGCGGCACTGCGGACCAGCTGCCGGACCCGGTGATGGAGGCGGTCGAGGGCGCAGGCCAGGTGCCCGCCTACCGCGGCACGGCTTATGTGGTGATGGAGAATGTGCAGCTGGCGCGGTTCGGCAACCGGGTGCCGCAGTTCTCCTTTGATGTGCTGCGTCCTGAGCAGCCTGCCAGCAGCACCTATGAGCAGGATCTGGGGCAGCTGGTGCAGGGGGTGGCGCTGATGCCGGGCACGGGCGAGTATGCGCTGGCGCCTGACACGGTGATGTATTCCGGCGGGCCGGGGGATATGAAACCCGCCAATCAGCACACGCCCTCGGGGATGAGCGACCTCAAGACCTCTCTTAACGCCTTGAACGCGGAATTGCCCTCCTGCGGTGCGGCGTCCCTGATCGTGTCCTGGTTCGGTAATGATCTGCGCTGCGGCGCCTGTTCAATAAAGCCGAAGGTCGAGCATAAGTATACAGAGGGCAGCCTGCCGTGGTCCGCAGGGGGGCTGAACCGGGCGTCTGCCGAACAGGTGCTGCGGGAAAACGGTACGCCGCTTTATGGCGGCACGCCGGCCGATGCCGCGGTGGTGCAGGCCATCCGCGAGATGCAGGCGCGGGGCCTTCGGGTGATGTTCTATCCCTTTATCCTGATGGATCAGGCCGCGGGCAACACGCTGCCCGACCCCTGGACCGGCGAGGACGGCCAGCCGCATCTGCCGTGGCGCGGCCGGATCACCTTGTCGGTGGCACCAGGCCAGGCCGGGTCCCCCGATGGCACCGCGGCGGCGGATGCGGAAGTGGCGGAGTTTTTTGGCACTGTTACGGCGGCGCATTTCACCGTGGGGGACGGCACCGTCACCTACAGCGGGCCTGACGAATGGAGCCTCAGCCGCTTCATCCTGCACAATGCGGCGCTGTGTGCGGCGGCAGGCGGGGTGGAGGCGTTCTGCATCAGCTCCGAGATGCGCAGCCTGACCCAGATCCGCGGTGCCAATGGCTTCCCGGCGGTTCAGCGGCTGAAGGCGCTGGCGGCAGAAGTGCGCAGCCTGCTGGGTCCGGGCACCAGGATCGGCTATGCCGCCGACTGGTCGGAGTACTGGGGCTATCAATCGCCGGAGGGCGACCGCTACTTTCACCTCGACCCGCTGTGGGCGGATGCCAATATCGACTTTGTCGGCATCGATAATTACATGCCGCTGTCCGACTGGCGCGAGCGCAGCGACCATCTGGACGCGCAGGCGGGCGTGCCGTCGGTCTATGACCTCGATTACCTGCGCGGCAACGTGGAGGGTGGCGAGGGGTTTGACTGGTATTACCACTCCCCCCAGGCGCGGGAGGCGCAGATCCGCACCCCGATCACCGATGGCGCCCATGATGAGCCCTGGGTGTGGCGCTACAAGGATATCCGCAGCTGGTGGACTGAGACGCATCATGAGCGCATCGGCGGGGTGCGGCAGGCTGCGCCGACAGACTGGGTGCCGCAATCAAAGCCGATCTGGTTCACCGAACTGGGCTGCGCGGCGATCGACAAGGGCACCAATCAGCCCAACAAGTTCCTGGATCCGAAAAGTTCTGAATCGAAACTGCCGCGTTATTCCAACGGGTTGCGGGACGATCTGATGCAGATCCAGTACCTGCGCGCCTTTCTGGGTTATTGGGGCGAGGCCGCCAATAATCCCGTGTCCGAGGATTACGGCGGGCCAATGCTGGATATGTCCAACGCCTATGTCTGGGCCTGGGATGCGCGCTCGTTTCCGGCCTTCCCGAGCCGCATGGAGATCTGGAACGACGGCGAAAACTACCTGCGCGGCCATTGGCTGAACGGGCGCGCCGGACAGCGGACGCTGGCCTCTGTGGTGGAGGAGATCTGCCGCAGCGCGGGCCTTTATGACATTGATACAACCGGTCTTTACGGCGTGGTGCATGGTTTCGTGAACCCGGATGTGGCAGACGCCCGCGCGGTGCTGCAGCCGCTGATGCTGCGGCACGGGTTTGACGCGGTGGAGCGCGACGGGGTGCTGCGGTTCCGGATGCGCAAGGGCAGCGTGACTGAGGCGCTGACGCTGGAGCATCTGGCTGACAGCGACGAGACGGACGGCAGCCTGGAATTGGCCCGCGCCAGCGAAGCGGAACTGGCGGGCCGGGTGCGGCTGCGGTTCACCGAATGGGGCGGCGACCATGCCGCCGGCTCGGTTGAGGCAGTCCTGCCCGATGAGGAGACGCATAGTGTCAGCCAGAATGAGCTGCCCTTGTCGCTCACCCGGGCCGAGGCGCGCCAGACTGTTGCCCGCTGGCTGGCAGAGGCGCGGATTTCCCGCGATATGGCGCGGTTCACCCTGCCACCCTCGCTGCTGCATCTGGGGGCCGGCGACGTGGTCTCTTTGCCGGTGGAGGGTAAGGACCAGCTTTACCGTATCGATCGGGTGGAGCAGGCGGAGGCGCAGGTGATTGAGGCGGTGCGGATAGAACCCGGCACCTATGATTTGGCCGCGGTGGCAGAGGAGCTGCCGGGCGTCAACGCCTTTGCCGCACCCGGCCCGGTGCTGCCGTTGTTCATGGACCTGCCGCTGATGCGCGGCGATGAGGTGCCGCACGCGCCGCATCTGGCGCTGACGGCGCGGGCCTGGCCCGGCAGCGTGGCGGTTTATGGTTCGGAGGCGGATGAGAATTACGCGCTGGAACAAGTGGTTGCGGCACGGCAGGTGATCGGCGTCACGGAAGCGCCGCTGTTTGCCGCCGGGGCCGGGCGCTGGGATCTGGGGGCGGATTTGCAGGTGAAGCTGATCTCCGGCAGCTTGGAAAGCCGTACGGTTGAGGCGGTGTTGAACGGCGCCAATGCGGCTGCCATCGGCGATGGCACCGCGGGCAATTGGGAGCTGTTCCAGTTCCGCGAGGCAGAGCTGATTGCGCCGCAGACCTACCTGCTGCGAGGCCGGTTGCGCGGCCAGCTTGGCAGTGATGCGCTGATTCCGGAGGTCTGGCCTGCGGGATCTTATGTGGTGCTGCTGGACGGCGCGCCGGTGCAGATGGAACTGGCGCCGGAACAGCGCCGCAGGGTGCGCCATTACCGGATCGGCCCGGCGCGGCGCGCGCTGGAGGATCCATCCTATCTGCATCTGCAGGAGAGTTTCGAGGGCGTCGGCCTGCGGCCCTATGCGCCGGTGCATCTGCGGCTGAGCGGCGCTTTAGGGCAGGATGTTTCAGCGAACTGGATCCGCCGCACCCGGATCGAGGGCGACAGCTGGGAGCTGGATGAGGTGCCGCTGGGCGAGGAGATCGAATCCTACCGCATCCGGGTGATGCGCGGCGCAACTGTGCTGCGGGAGGAGATCTCTGCCACGCCGTCCTGGGCCTATCCGGCCGGGGCGCAGGCGCTGGACGGGGTGCAGGCGGGCGACGTGCTGGAAGTGGCGCAGCGCTCGGCGCGGTTTGGCGCCGGGGCGGCGGCAGAGGTGGTGCTGGGATGATACGCCCGGTGCTCCCCGGCGATGTGTCCGCGGTGGCGCGGGTGCTGTTGCTGGTGCCCGAAAGTGAGCGCCTTGCCCTGTGCCGCCGGATATTCGGGGACGCTGCAGAGGCCGCGGCGCATTGCACCTTGCTGGGCCGGCTTCATCCGCGCTGGGGCGACGGCAGCTTGAGTGCTGTTTCCCGGCGGTTTGCGCTGGCAGATGAGCCGTTTCTGGACGATCCCGAGTATCTCAGCTGCACGCGGCTGGTGCTGCGGGAGCTGGCAGCGGTGCTCGAAACGGACCGGGAGGCTCACGCCCGGCAGGCTGGCGGGGTCAAGGAGGGCCGCAGGCCCCCGCGCCCTGGCGCGGCTTGTCCTTGA